CGCCGCTGCGGCGGCCCTCGCTCTGGATCGGCAGGTGCCGGATCGTCCGCTGCAGGTCGTCGCGGAGCGGCTCGGCGGCCGCCGGATGCGCCGGTGGAAGGAGGCCCGGACGGACTCCTCGTTCACCGTGCGCAGCCGGCGGGAGAGCTCCAGCAGCGCGCCGGTCCGCAGGATGCGGATGTCGCGGGTCACCGTTACACCGCGGTGTCGGTGGACATGTAGTGGATCGCCGGGAGGTTGGTCCCGTCGAACAGCCCGGTGAAGGAGTACGAGGGCTTGACGACCTCGAACCCGTCGATCTGCGGCGGCGCCTCATCGATCTTGACGGCGGGCAGGACGATCCGGAAGGTCTGGTCGTAGGTCGACGCGATGTTCGGGCCGATGAACTCCCAGACCAGGGAGGTGGACCCGTCCGAGGTGTGCAGGTCGTCGAGCGTCGTCGAGGTGTAGTCCGTCTCGATCGTCCCGGAGATCTTCACCAGGCCGTTCGAGATGGGTTCCTTCTTCAGGCCCTGCTGCCCGGCGTAGTACCTGTCGAGGGCGAGCGGGCGCTCGATCTTCACGTTCATCTTGCGGACGCCGTCGTGCGCGGTCTCCGAGCCGAAGGAGCCCAGCTTGACGGCCATCTGCGCGAAGTGGAACGGGACCCGCGACGGGTAGCTGGCCGTGGCCAGGGTCTGGCCCTCGTCGCAGGTCCGGCCGTTGAACTCCCAGCTGGACTTGAGCATGCCGCCGGACTCGCACGAGAACTCGGCCGAGGTGACCTTGCAGCCCAGGAACGTCTTGTCCGTCACGGTGCCGCTCGTCAGCGGGACACCCTTTTGGATCACCAGGCTCTTGCCCGCGGTGTCGGCGAGGGTGTGCGTCTGCAGGTACGCCGCGGTGGCGGCCTGCTGCACCGGCGTGCCGCCACCGCCCATGAGCGACGTCAGGAGCAGACCCATGCCGGAGTTGACGACCTCGAGGTCGATGCTGCCGGTGACGTCCTGCTGCGTCAGTACCCGCCGGGCAGCCAGCGCCAGCAGCCGGCCGTTTGCCACGCCCGCGCTCTGCTCGGTCGTCTTCTTCAGGACCAGGCTTTCCTTGCTGAACTCCAGGAATCTGGTCGGGGCGGAGAAACTGCCGTAGCTGGACTCGGCAACGATGCCGAGCTGGGCGCCGAGGCCCGATCCGATCGCCATCAGCCGTCACTCCTCGTCGACTTGGCCGCGGCCTTCCTCGGCGCGGCAGGTTCCTTGGGTTCCTCGACGGGCTCCCAGTTCACGGTCTGGCAGACGTAGCCGTCGTATCGGTCGTCGGGGACCTCGACGACCTCGTCGGGCTGCACGGTGCGGTGTCCGAGCTCCGGCACCGACACCTCGGTGGGCCCGATCCAGCGGACCTTGGCCATGGGCGTACTCCTTCGGGGCATGGCGGAGGGCCGCGCGCGGCGGGCTCATCAGGGGGGCAGGTCAGATACGGGCGCGGCAGGAGATAGTGAAGTCCAGGCCGGCCAGGGCGCCGTCGGCCTGGCCCTGCAGGAGGTCACCGGCAGTCAGATGCGCCCACAGCACGGTGCCGTTCAAGGTCGGCGCCTCGGGCCGGTCGTCGCTCGCGCGCAGGATCGTTTCGACCTCGCCCACGATCTCGAAGACCCGGCGGCGCCGGGCACCCACGTCGGTGCCGCCGGCGCGGGACTCGGCATAGCAGTGATCGTGAAGTCCTCGTCCCGGGTACGCGCCGGCGTGGGCGAACTCCTGCCGGAGGGACACGGCGTTCTCACCGCCGGGCTGCCAGCCCACGGACAGCCAGTCCCCGGTCAGGTTGGTCGTGGGCGGCCCGTCGATGACACGGACAGCCCGCAGCCCGTCGGCCGCCTGCAGCAGCGCCAGGAACGCATCCACGGCGGCCGGTGCTCGGGAGGTCGCCATCACGCCACCCCCGGGGGAAGCCGGTCCGGCTCGAGCAGCTGCAGCGCCCGGTTCGGGATTGCGTAGCCGAACCCGGGGACCGGCTCGGTGACGAGGTAGTCGTCCCCGCCGCCCACCTGCGACAGGCCCCGGGACGCCCCGTACTGCGTACGCCACAGGTGCTGCAGGATGATGCGGGCCGCCGAGGAGAGGTTGGCGGGGACCACGGTCCGGCCCGCCACGTAGACCACGCGCAGGACGCCGTGCAGGCGGCCGCCGTCCAGGCGGCGCACCACCCCGGTCGAGCCGTCCACGTCCAGGTCTGCGGGCAGGTACGAGGTGCCGCCGCTGTGCACCGCGGTGAGCGATGTCAGGGACAGCACCGGGGTCCGGCGCAGCGCCACGGTCGGCACGCCGTGCGCGGGCAGGTCGTGGGTCTCGGTGATGGTGCGCCTGCAGCAGACCCCGGCGAGGGACTCCACCCCGATCGTGATGGTCTCGAGCCACTCGCGGATCTGCCGTCGTCGCCGGTCTCGCCGGGCGCGTAGCGCAGGTGCCGGCGCGCATCGGCCAGGCTGAGGATGTACGCCGGGACGGCCTCGCGGACGTCGAAGGAATCGGTGTACGCGGAGCCCGGGCCGGTGAAGAGCCAGCGCACCGAGTGCCGTCCGGCCTGGACGGTGGGGTAGTCGACGAGGTACTCACCGTCCGAGGCAGGGGGCGCGACCGCCGGGGTGACGGCCGTGCCGTCCGGCAGGGTGATCGTCACCACGGCGGTCGCGGCGGTGGTGAGGGTGCCGGCCGCACTGCGGCAGGCAGCCTCCAGGCGCACGGTGTCGCCGAGGTCGAACGGCACGGCTCACCACCCCCTTTCAGCGGGTCGTCGTACGGCGGCCGCGGCCGCCACCGCGGGATCGGGTGGCCGCCTTCTCTGCGACGGCCGCGCCCTCGTCCTCGGCCTGCTCGTCGGCGGAGGCCGGAGCAGCCTCCTCCTCGGCCGGCTGCTCCTCGTCGTCGGCAGCCACGGGGGCCTCCTCCTCGAGGGCGGCGACGCCCTCGTCCTCGGCCAGCTCCTCGGCGGGGGCCTGGCCCTCGTCGGTCTCGTCGGCGTCGTCCTGGTCGTCGACCGCGGCCGCGGCCGGCGGGTCGACGTACTCGGCTCGGTGCCCGTCGGCCCATGCTGCGGCCGCGTCGGCGTCGAGCTCCACCACGTCACCCGGCGCCAGGAGAAGTCCAGTCCTGAGACGCCTGCAGGATGCGGATGCGGGCCACTACGGGTGCACCACCGCAGCGCGGCGGGGCCGGGACAGGACGACCTCGGCGGTGTACAGGCCGCCCGTCGAGGGCGACCCGGTGACCGTGGTGACCACGCGGAGGTACCGCTTGCCGCCGGTGTAGCGGGTCTCGTAGACGGTCTCGTCGTTGGAGGTGATCAGCGCCGGAGGGGTGTCGCCCTCGAGGAAGCCGGCCGCCACCGTGGCAAAGGTGGAGTTGTCGTCGGAGTCCTCGATGGTGATGGTGTGGGTGCCGTCGGTGACGGTGCCGGAGTTCACCACGATGAGCGCGTCCTGATACATCGAGGCGTTGGCCCCGTCGATCCGGTCGACGCTGGCGCCGTTGGCGGTGGCGGTGCGAAGTACCGGCTTCAGCGAAGCCTTGACCAGCACGTTGCTGTAGATGTCTCGCACGGGATGAGTCCCTTCCTGGGAGGTCCCGGGCGGCGGGTGCCGCCCGGGACGAGATCAGCTGGCGGGGTGCTGGTAGGCGCGGATCGCTGCGGAGTCGTCGACCATGGCGTCGATGCGGGAGAACCCGAAGAACCCGACCTGCAGGTAGTCCGCGTAGCGCTCGTTCAGGCGCATCATCTGCACGCCCTGGACCTGGCGGACGACGTAGCCCGCCTTGATGTCGCCGAAGATGATGCTCTTCGCGCTCGCGGCCGGCACCGGCATCTTGTTGTCGATGGTGTACTCGAACCCGTTGATCGTGGACGGGAAGCCGGGCGCCGGGACCGGCACCCAGATCGGGCGGGACTGGCCGTCCTTCAGCTTCCGGATCACCTTCAGCGTCAAGTCGTTCATCGCGTACCGGCCCTGGGACCGGTAGGCCGGGTCGACGGAGTGCTCGAGGTCGATGAGGTCGTCGTAGATGAGCGAGGTCGTCTGGCCGTTCGCGCCGGTCTTGCCGACCGTGGCCCCGGTGGTGATGCCCTCCGGCTGCTTGATGCCGGTACCGGTGGCGAAGTGCCCGGCCGCGGCGCGGCCGATGCGCTCGCCGAGCTTGCCCGCGAGCCAGGACTCGAGCGGGAACGCGCTGTCGTTCAGCAGCTGCAGGGAGACCCGCACCAGCTTGCTGGTGTAGGTGAACGCCTGCAGGGACCGGCGGCCGATCGTCAGATCCTGCTCGCCGACCTGCGAGCCCTCCGTCAGCAGGGCACCCTCGTTGGCGGTGTCGTCGTTGGTCGGCCAGGGCAGGTCAGCCCCGGTCGCGGTGGTGATGACGTTGGCCAGGGACAGGATGCCGCCGAACGCCTTCATGGTCTCGGTCATCGTGTTGCTGAACTCGTCCGGCACCAGGTAGCCGCCGGCCGGGTCCGACCCGGTCCCCAGGGCACGGACCTCGGAGAAGCCGCCCATGAGGAGCTCACGCTGCTCGTGGGACAGCCGGTCCATGCCCCGGCGGGTGTAGCCCGAGAACGCCTCGCGGTAGCGCTCCTCCTCGCTCAGGCCGCCGCGCTCGCCCTGCCCGTCGGGCTCGGCACCGGTGGTGATGAGCTGGCTGCGGTCGACCGTCGACAGGGCGGTCATCCGCTGGACGCGCTCGATGTCGCGGGACACCTCGGTCAGGCGGGCCTCGGCGGCGTCCCAGTTGGTCCGCTCCTCGGCGGTCCAGTCCCGGCCGCCGTCGGTCTCGGCGGCGGCTGGATCTCCTGCATGCGGTGCCACAGGGTGTTCTGCTCGGTGACGAGGCGGGTGAGCTGTGCGGTCATGGGTGGGCCCTCCTCAAGGGCAGGCCAGAGCGCCGGCGCACGGGCCGGGCTGGCAGGGGTGGGGTCAGTTCGCAGGAAGGCCGTAGCGGGCTGCGAGGGCCCGCATGCGGCGGTCTACCGATTCGCGCTCACGTCGAGTGGCGGCAGCCGGCTCGGCGGGCGGTTCGGTTCCGCGAGTGGACTCACCCGGCTCGCGGTACTTCAGCAGGTCCAGCAGTTCGGGGCGGTACTGGGCGCGCTTCTCGATCGCGTCCTGGTCGCCCGGTGGGCCAGGGCCGCCGCGACGTTGCGCAGCGAGGCCTCGGTGTCGGTGTAGGCGGGGAAGGTCACGGCCGAGACCTCGAAGAGCTTCACCTCGCGGAGGATCCGCAGCTCGGCCTGCACGGTGTCGCCGTCGGTGGTCTCCACGTCGATGAGCTGCCAGTCGTCCTTGACGACCTGAAAGCCGAAGCTCATCCCCGTGATGTTGCCGTTGCGGACGTTCGCCTTCAGGTCGGAGACGTACGACAGCCCGGCGTCGAGGCGGAGTCGACGGCCAGGCCGCGGGCGTCCTGCGCCAGCCCCAGGGTCCCGGCGGAGACCCGGGAGACCACGAAGTAGGAGTCGTGGTCGATGAGCATCCTGGCGTCACCCTCGGCGATCGTCTTGGTGAACGCGCCGTCTGCGACCTCCTCGTAGAACCCCCACCGCAGCGGATTGCCGATGGAGGTACGGGAGTTGAAGACGGCAGCGTAGCCGTCGAAGCGCTCGACGCCGCCCTCTGCGCCGGCGCGGATGCTCAGCCCTGCCGTGGACAGCGGCAGGCGGCGGCGCTCCTCAGTCGTCGTCCGGGTCAGGGTTCTCATCGGCCTTGCCTTCCTCGGTGGTGTCCGGGGTCCGGAGCAGCCGGTGCGCCTCCGCCATCAGGCGGCCGCACGGGCCGTGTTCGAGCCGCCGTCGGGCGGCTGCTCGTCGGCGAGCGGGTTGGATCCCAGCGGCGCCATGTACGTCGGCTGCAGGTAGATGTCACCCTCGGCGCGATCGGCGGCAGATCCTCGAGCGCCGGATGTCGTTGGAGGACATCGCGCCGATGTCCCGCATAGCCCGGTAGAACGTCGCCCGGGACGCCGCGTCGCCGCGGAGCAGCCCCTGCACGGCGTACCGCGCGTCCTCCTTGCCGGGGGCCAAGAGCTCCTTGGTGATCCGCTGCTCGGTCGGGGCCAGCCACGTGGGCTCAAGTCGAACTTGACCCAGCCGGTGGCCTGCTGCTCCAGCCCAGTGCCCCACGACGTGGACTTGGCCGTCTCCATCAGCAGGAACAGCGGGACGCCGAACATCCTGGCCACCTCGACGACCTGGAACTCTCGGCTCTCGAGGAACTGGCTGTCCTTGAGCGGCATGGCGACCGGCTGGAAGGAGGCGCCGGAGTCCAGGACGGCCACCTCGTGAGCGTTCTGGATGCCGGCCATCTTGGCCTTCCACCGCTCCTTCAGCGCGGCGGCCTGCTCCGGGTTGAGACGCTGCTCGGTCTGCAGCACGCCGCCGATCATGTTGCCCGACCCGAACAGGCGGGCCGCAGACTTCTCCGCCGCCTGCGCCAGGCCGATACCGGCGGCCGCCAGCCGGACCGGCGAGCAGCCCGTGACCCCGTCGTAGCCCAGCCCGGGGATATGCAGGATGTCCCGCGACGTCCTCCGGTGGACCGTGCCCCAGTCGTCCGTCACCCAGAACACCTTGCCGCCCGGGTCTTCCGGGGTCGGCTTCTCCCGCTCCACCTGGACCCGGTCCGGGCCGATCGGCCACAGCTCCACCACCTGGCCGGCACCGTTGCGGATCTTCTGCTGGTAGGAGTTCCCCCACAGCGCGCGGTGCGCGTAGGCCAGCCGCCACAGCTCCAACGACGTCAGCTCGGGGTGCGGGTTCGCCAGCAGCGGCGACGTCGTGCGCTCCCGCGTACTGGCCGAGTAGGTGTGCAGCGGCAGCGCGGAGCTGACCCCCGCGATGACGTTCACAGCCCGCCACACAGCAGGCATGTGCAGGCTGCTGCGCTCCGTCACCGGCACCCCGGCATCCGTCATACCGCCGCCGCCGAGGAACTCCAGCAGGCCGGACGAGGTCAGCGGCACGGCCGGACTCTCCAGACTGCGCCGCTCGAAGAGACCGAACAGGTTCCTCCTCACCGCTCACCTCCTCTCTCGCGGCCGGCGGTAGCCGCTCGCAGGCCAGGACGCCCAGCACCCCGCCCAGGACCAGGGCGACCGGGACACTCATCAGCGCCACGCCGACGAGCAGCGCAGCCGTACACAGCACCTCGAGGACGAGCACGAGTCTCACCACAGGTTCGGCGCCCCTTCCGGCTCGACGTCGGCCCGCTCGGCGTGGCCCCAGACGGCGAAGGTGCCGGCAACCAGGGGGCTGATGTCGACGCTGACGCCGCGCCGCGCCCAGCCCCAGCCGTCGCCGATGGGGCGTTTGTCGGCGCCCGCCAGGGCGGTGGCCAGGGGTGCTTGGTTCAGGTGCACGATGCGCTGCTCGGCGACGCCGTCGTAGAACTGTCCGCAGGCCGCGGCGATCTGCCGGACCTTGGGGAAGACGAGGAGCTCGTCGATCTCCTCGTCGGTCAGCTGCGCGCCCTTCAGCAGCTCAGGGTCCTTCAGGGCCCGCTTGACGGCCGGGACCAGGGATCCGGCCGGGCCGCCCTCGTCGATGACGACCGCGCACGGCCGCCACTTCACGACGAGCTCGGCCAGGCGCTCGGGCGCCCAGCCCGTACCGGGCCGGTGCTCGATGACCTCGACGTGCTTGGCCGGGCCGTTCGCACCGGCCGCGCAGATGGCCGTGTGCGTCCTCTCAGGGGTCGTATCGAGGGCGAAGGCGATCGGGTCCGCCATGCTCGACGTACCGTCGCCCAGCGCCCGCCAGGCCTCCTCGCCGATGACGGACCAGGCGTCCGCCTCGTCGGACGGGTAGTCCCCCACCCCGAGCCGCTCGCGCTCGTAGACCTCGCTGCTCATGCTCAGCCGCTCCCGTTCGGTGTGCTCCGGCGTGAGCCGGTAGCCCAGTGCCGGGTTGGCCTTGGCCACGGAGAGCACGCTGAGCGGGTCGTCGTGGTCGGTGCAGCCCGTCGGGCACTCTCTGACGTGCGGGTTCACCGACCACTCCAGGTAGGCCAGGGACGGATCCGGGACGCCGGTCTCCATGGCCTGCAGCGCCCGGCGCCGCAGGCGGGCCAGGTGCCGGGACGCCGCGCCGATGCCGGCGGAGCCGAAGTACCACAACTGAGGGTTACGGACTGCGGCCATGGTCGGCATGAGCGCGCCGATCGGCTCGTCGCCGAGGATCATCGCCTCGTCCATCAGGTTGACCTCCCCGGTGAACCCGCGGCCCGAGCCGCCGCTGCGGGCCAGGAACCGCAGCCGCTGCCCGCTCAGGAGCTCGATGGCCTCTTCGCCGGTCGTCCGCCGGACCCGCTTGACGCGTTTGCGCAGCTCATCGGTGTTCACTATGAGTGACTCGATGCGGCGGAACGCCTCGATCGCGGTCTTGAACTCGTGCGCCGAGTGCAGGATGAGCTGCTCGCCGAGGAGGAACAGGCCGGCCAGCGAACGGGCTTCGATGATCGCGCCCTTGCCGTTCTGTCTCGGGACGTTCACGCAGGTCTCGAAGCTGGCCCAGCTGCCGTCCGGGTTCTCCCCGAGGCCGACGTGCAGGACGAACTGCTGCCACGGGTCGAGGTGCAGGCCGGCCACGGCGGCCAGCTCGATGGCCTCCTGACCTGCACTGGAGGCGAAGGGCGGCGCGGTGAACACCCGCGGCCGCTGCTGGCCGCGGGCGTCGGGCACCCCGGAGGCACGCCGTCGCGCCGGTCAGGCGCCGAGGCGCTTGGCACGTCGAGCAGCGAGGTCATCGAGCGCGTCCCCCTCGGCCTTGGGCGGTGCCAGCTTGCGGAGCTCGAGGAGGGTGGCGCGGAGCTCCCGGGCGAGGCCGGGTGTGGCGGCGGCGCCGGGGT